ATGAAGCCCCAGATTTTGAACCCCCACATGCTCTCCGACGCGAAAATCAAAGCGGCCAAACCGCAGTCTAGTAAATATAAGCTCTTCGACCGCGACGGTCTGTTTCTTCTTGTCCAACCGAACGGCTCGAAGCTGTGGCGCATGCGTTATCAGTTTTTGGGTAAGCGGCGCGAGTTGGCTCTGGGCAAGTATCCCGGCATGAGCCTCAAGGACGCACGCGATAAGGTCTTTGAGTACCGTGCGATGCTGGATAATGATGTTGACCCTCATTCGGCGCACGCGCGGCGCCGGAGACTGGAAGGGGGCTATACGATTTTGGAAGCGATTGATGATTTGCTTGCCGACAAAGCCCGCCGCTGTGTGCCTGCACATGTGGAGAAGTGCCGCAGCCGTTTGTATAAGTATGTTGTGCCGCGTTTCGGGCATCTGCCGCTGCCGGGGCTGTCGTCGGATGATTTGCAGGATTTGGTTGTCGCTATTGATGAAGCCGGGAAGAACCACATGGCGCTGCGGGTGTTGGGATTGGTGCGCGAAACTTATGATTTGGCCATTCGCAAGCGCAAGGCAGATTACAATCCTGCGCAACCGCTGAAGGGTGTGATTAAGCCGGTAAAGGTGAAAAACCATGCGCGCATTACCCGTCCCGCCCGTTTGGCTGAGTTGGTGCGCGCGATTGATGTTTATCACGGCACTTGGCAGGTAACGCTGGCGATGAAGTTTTTGTCGCTGACGTTTGTCCGGCAGAAGGAGTTGCGGTCAATGACTTGGGATGATGTCGATGTTGACCGCAAGATGTGGGTTATCCCCGCAGAGAAAATCAAGATGTCCCGCGATCATATTGTGCCGCTGTCTCGGCAAGCGATTGAGGTTTTGATGGATGTGCGGCGTTTGGGCGGCGAGAAGGGTTTGGTTTTTCCCGGTCTCCGTCCAGGCAGGCCGATAAGTGAAGGGACGATTGTTACTGCGCTGCGCTCAATGGGTTTTACCCAGGACGAGATGTGTGGCCACGGTTTCCGTGGCACGGCTTCCACTCTGCTAAATGAAATGGGTTATGACCATAAGCATATTGATATGCAGCTCGCCCATTGGGATAGCCGCAGCGTTTCTTCCGCTTACAATCATGCGCTTTATCTCAAACAACGGACAGAGCTCATGCAGGCATGGGCTGATTATCTTGATGAGTTGCGCGCAGGTTCTTGATAGCATCATCAAGTTCTTTTTGTAGCACTTCCGGCAGCTCCGGTGCTGGGTAGGGATGTCCTGCTGCACGGATGACCCATGCGTCAACTACCGGCTCAAGCCAAAAGCTGCGGCTGCCGATTTTTCTTCCCGTCGGCACTTGTCCGTTGGCTATCATTTGGTCAAAGGTGCGCAAGCTCAATCCTGCCCGCGCGGCAAACTCTTTGCGTGAGATGTTTCTTATCATGTTCTCTCCTTTGTAAATCTCTCGGATTCAGGGGATTTGATTTCTTGCCCATGTAGCGGGCAGCCCGCCGTTATCCAAAATCCCAACTCTTCTCCTCCCCCCATAATGCCCCTGCCGTGTGCATTGTCCAGCACGGGGCAGGTGCAGCCTTGTTTGATGGCGGCGTCGCTGCCGGGGTTGGGTGTGTTCATGGTGTGCCTCTCATTTCATCGCTAATTGCATTTGCTGGTCTGTAGCTGCGTTGTTCGTTGTTGTGCATGGTATTTTTCTTTTCATCGCTCATGTTTTGCTCCTGTTATTCGGGAGCCGCTTACGGCGGCGAGTCGGCATCGTCAGCGCCGGGAGGAGATCCACGTAGGAGCAAAACCTTCGCCCGATGCTGCGGCGGTTGTTTCGGACACTCGCCGCTTGTCCGTCTTTCAACTTAAGGTGTGTGAGTTATTCCCTATCTGCTACGGCCCGCGCCAGCCACGCATCCCAGCGGTCAAGATTGCGCCCGGTGATGGTGTCCCGGTAGCCGGTCTTTTCGTCGTGGTGGCGCGGGTCTATGGTTAACAGCCCGCAGTGCGCCTGCCATTTTTCAAATGCTGCGCGCTCGGCGATAACGTCCACTTTTCCCGCGTTCTCTTGGATGCGGTCGCAGGCTTTTTCGTACTCTGTTTTTTCTGTCATTTTCTTTGCGGCGGGTTGCCCCGCCGCGCTCCGTAGGTTTTGGGCAACTGTCACGATTTCCGTGACGGTTCGGTCATTTCTCCTTCTATCGGGTAATGGCGCAGAGTTTTGATGGCGTCGTCTTCGTCTATCGGGTCAAATTCACCCACGAAGAACGGTATCTCTACCCCGGTGTCGTCTGCGTATTCCCAAAGACCGTGCTGCTCATCGGGTTTGTTCTGCCACGCCGCCACTTGTCCGGTATCGTCTGTCGCCACCCATTCATGGTCTGCGGGAATGCTGATATTCACGCCGAAATATTCGACTGCACGCATGGGGCGCGGTTTGAAGTTTTTGAGTTTCATTTCTGCACCTCACGCAGGCTGCCTTTCCAGTGCTTTGCTCCGGTCTTCGCACTGCGCCAAAACAGTTGTTCGTGCTTACTTCCGGTGTCCGGCATGGGTTGCCATGCTTCGTTGTCGCCGATGCGCCGTATCTCCGGTTGGTTCTCAAAGCACCACACCCAGCCGTCGGCATCCATCGCAAGGTATCGCACCCAGTCAGGGATAACGGCGTCGCCGCCGTAGTAGTTACGCACGACGCGGCTATCAGCAGCGAGTGAAGCGGGTTTCTCGGCTTTGATGCTTTTCGGCGGGGCTGCTAGTGGGATAAGCTCTTTCGCAAAAGCTTCCAGTAAGGCTTCTCCTACCACCACTTTAACGCCGGAATGTTTGACGAAGCCTTCCCACTCCTCTTGGGTAATCTCTTTGGCGCGGGGCATTGTTTCTACTATGTAGGTCGCCATTTCGCGCGGGTCGCTGGAAGGGAAATTAACCAGCACCACCACGGTTATCCACATCTTCAGGTCAAGCATCCAGTCCTGCCCGTGTTCGTCCCCGCAGTAGGTCAGGGTGTTTTCCCAGTGCTCGCTGCTCTCAAAGGTAACGGTTACACTTGTTTGCGAAGCGCTGCAATCTCTTGAGTACCAGCAGCGCTGTCCCAACGCAGGCTTATTTCTGTGCGCCCACAGCGAGCCGTCCTTGTCAGCGGCGATATATTTTTTGTCTTTCCCTACGTGCAAGACATGCCCGTAGAACAGCACTGTTTTATAAGGGGCGTTGAGTTTCATAGTTTCCTCTCTTCAACCGTGGTCATGATGACCACGGTTGGCTTTGTATTTATCGCGCGTCGTATTCGCCCGCATATACGGGCATGGCGAGCGCGGCCTTGGCGCTTTCCAGCATACGACTGGCTGCCTCGCGCAGGATCAGACTAAGGGCGTCGGCAGTAGTGCCGGCATTGATGTCGTTGATGACGTCGGTGTAGTTTTTCATGGTGTTTTCCTTGGGTTGGGGTTAAAAGGGTATGTCGTCGTCGAAGGTTTGCGGGGCGGGGTTCGGCGGTGGGTCGGGGAACCGTCCCGGCTTCTCGCTTTGTCCCCGATTGCCGTTGTCTTTGCTGCCAATCATCTGTATCTGGTCGGCGATGATTTCAGTGGTGTAGTGGTCTTGGCCGTTCTTGTCCGACCACTTACGGGTTTGCAGCTTGCCTTCGATGTAGATCTGGTCGCCTTTCTTGCAGTACTGGCCGATGATTTCCGCCAGCTTGCGGAAGGCCACGACTCGGTGCCATTCGGTTTTTTCGCGTTTTTCACCGGTGGTTTTATCCGTCCAGTTTTCCGAGGTGGCGATGGATAGGTTCGCTACGGCTTCGCCGCTGGGCATGTAACGCATTTCCGGGTCGTTGCCGAGGCGGCCGATGAGTATGACTTTGTTGACGCCTGCCATGTTTATGCTCCTTTCAGGTTTTCCAGTCGCGCCGAAAAGGCACGGATGTGTTTGTCCATTTGCGCAATCAGGGCGTTGTTGCGCTTGATGGTTTTGATGTATATCGGCTGCGCGTCATACTCCGGGCAGTAGCTGACAAAATCCCATTCGTCGTAGCCCGTCACCCACATGCCGCCCTGGACTTGCAGGACATACTGCGTCGGCAGGCCGTCCTCCAAGATGTAGCGGATATGGGTGGACAACTTCGGGCTTTTGATTTCCAGGCCGCGCGTCATGCCCGCGATCAGGCCGTCCGGCGAGGCCATGACGGTTTTGCTTTCGTCGAGGTACACGCCGCCGACTTGCACGACGTCGTTTCCGCTTTCGAGTTCGTAGCAGGCGCGGGCAGCGGGTTCGAGTTCGGTGCCGCGCTGCATGTCGGCGGTTGGCGGGATGGTCGCCGCTTCGCCGCTGATGTGTTCGGCCAGCAGTTCGGCGAGGTATCCCGTCGCTTGGCTGCTCGCTGCCCCCGATGGGGTCAAAATTCGGTGAAACTGGCTGGCCGTCGGAATACCGAGGCGGGCTTGGCGCCACGCCTCGCTGCCCTGTTCGCAGTTGAGCAGTATCAATTCGTTCATGGGTTACACCGGAATCTCGTCATCATCGGCAGGTGGTGCAGGCGGCGGCACAGTTTGTTGTTGTGCCGCTTCTGCTTCCAGCCGCGCTTTTTTCCGCGTCAGTTGGTCAATGGCTTTTTCAGCGCTTTTTCCCGTGAGCGAGTACACGTCCGGCACATTGTGGGCGGCGGCAATCTTGCTAGGTTCGGTGCCGGTCTCACTGGCGAGGGCAAGGATGTGGCTGATTTGTTCCTCGCTCGCGCTGGCATTGGTATGGGTTGGCACGGTATTGCCGCCTACGATGCGCTCTGCTTCGTCGGGGTCGACGATGCCGGAAAAGCCAAAGGCGTAGCGCGCGGCCTGAATGGTGGCCTTGTGGCGCAGCATCCGCGACGGCCACTGTTTCCACGGTTCGGTGCCACGGCGGCACTCGTTCATGTATTCCGTCACCTCAACAGGATGGTCGCGGTCTTTGCGAAAGATGCGGCAGGTTACGGATTGCAGGCTGCCGTCGGCAGCGAGTTGGTCGCTAAACTCCATGCCGTTGAATTGCGGGTGGCTGTTGATGATTTTCAGCCAGCCGTCAATGGACACGATGGGCTGCACCCCGCCACGGTTGGCAAAGGCGTAGATTTCTTTGGTGATGGGGTTGAGGCGGTATTGTTTGGCGATGGCGAGAAAGGTGATGATTTCCGCCGGGCGCGCGTTGTTCGGGATGATGCTGTTTGCCAGCACTTCGGCGCACTCGTTGGCATCGCTCATGCCCGCGATGTTGGCAACGTCGCGGATGAGTTCTTGAGATACGGGTAGGGTCATGGTTATGCTCCTTTTTTGAGCTTCACAAATTGTTGCGGGTAGGCGTCCTTGACGCGTTTGGCGATGGCTTTGGCCTGGTCGAGGGTGCAATGCAGGGTGATGATGTAGTCGGTCTGCTCTGCGCCGTTGTCTTGCGGAAGGGGTTGCGACGCTTCGGGCTGCTGCTCCTGCGCTACCGGCTTCTGCTCTGCCGGGGGTGTTTCGGCGCGAGCCTGTTCACGTTCACGCGCCTCCGCTTCGATGCGGGCGCGTGCTTCGGCTTCTGCTTTCGCCTTGGCCTCCGCTTCGATGCGCGCTTTTTCTGCCGCCTGGCGCTCGTCTTCGGCGGCAAGACGTTCAGCGATCAGGGCATCTATATCTCCGGCGGTCAGTACGGTGCTGATGTCGGTAAAGAGGTGCAGCTTGTCCGCCGGGATTTTTTCGTAGCGGGCAACCAGCTTTTTCTCCTGTTCGGCAATCTTGTCCGTCCAGGTTTGCAGGACGGTGGCGCAGGCAGTCTCGATGCCGGATGCGGTCTTTTTGCCTTTGACCGCCGCGTCTATATCGGCATTGATTTCCGTCGGTGTACAGACAAGGCGAAGGGTGGCGGCGATGCGCTCGTCCGCTTTGTTGATTTGCGCCAGTAGCGCTTCGCGGCAGCGTCCGGTGATGTCGGCCTTGACGCGCTCTTTCGCTGCCTTTACTTGTTTATCAAGGGTGAGTCTGGTTTCTGCCAGCAGCGCGGCGATTTCGTCAGCGGTTGACAGCAGCTTGCGCACGTCTTCGGCGTCTGCCAGTGCGGCTTCTTTCGCTGCCTTGATGGCGGTTTCCGCTTCTTTCAGTTCCTTCACCTGTTTTTCTGCGACGGCAAAATCTTCGTCGGTTTGCAGGTCGGTGTTGATTTTGGCGATTTCCGCCTTGACGCTTGCGGCCACGTCGTCAATGTTGCTGGCGACGATGGCGGATTGGATTTTTAGGATGATTTCGGTGTTCATGCTTTCTTTCCTTCGATGAGTTTGTTGATAGCGGCATAAAGCTGTTCCGGTGTGCCGCCGGACAGCAGGCTTTTGTAATCCCCGCCGCGCCTGTTGCCGTAGCGGTTCAGGTAGCACTGCAAATTGCCGCGTCCATAATGGTTGTGGATGTCTATTTCCACCCATCCATCCCCTTCCGTTTCGTCGAATCTTGCTTCAACCTTTTCCACGCCGTATGCGACCCTGATGACGTGGTAATGTCCGGCGAGATGCTCGCAAATGCGGGTCATGGCTTCGCCGTGCAGGGTTTTCAGGGCATTCATGCCGCCTTCCCTCCGTCCAGATAGGTGAGCAGGTCGGTGAGGGTGGCAAATTCTGCACAGGTGTAGCCGTCGCTTTCGCCGCCAGCAGTCAGGTTGTAACGGCCTGCCGTTATCAGAATGAGGGTGGTATGCCAGCCATGCAGGATGGTTGCGCAGGCATGGCCGCTGCCGTAACTGGCGGTGAAGCCGTCAGCATTGGGGAAATGCTCGCGCAGGGTTTCGATGTCGCGGTCGTATTTGCGGGTAATCATTGTTCTGCTCCTTCGATAATGGCCTCCGCCTCTGCGCGGATGGCCTCTTTCATTTCGCCGAAGTCGGCGAATACTTTTGATATGCCGCCGTCCATGCTGTAGCCGTATGGCTTGGGGTTGGCTTTGACCATGGCGATGTTGAATATCCGCCCCCGCATTCCCCGCATTTGTACTCGCACCACAGAGCCAGCGGGGGTCAGCTCTGTCGCGATGTGCGCTACCTGCGCCGCTGACGGCGAGAACAGCGCGACCAGTTCTGCTGTCTCGCGGGTGTAGGGGATGCTCATGGGTGTCTCCTTTTCCCCGCGCAGGCGGGGGTGTAATGGGCGGCACACTCGTGCCGTATTTGTTCGGGGGTTAAGCGCGGGGCGTGGTCAACTTCCCACACTGCCGCATCAAGGGCAGCGTCGAAGAAGAGGAAACCAGCGGCGGCAAGTGCCGCTGCGGTGAGGATGTTTTTCAGGTGGGTCATGCGGACACCTCTATTTCGCCTGCCTCAAGCAAGGTGTCGCGGTTTTTCAACCAGCGGCGCATCTTGCGAGCCTTGATGGGCAATCCCATCATCGTGGCCATGTAGCGCCATGCGGTTGCAGCCAACGGCACGCCGCCGCTGGTGAATCCGCCGATGCGGATTCCTTTCTCGTCGAAATAAAATTCAACTTTGCGGCCGCGCCCGAGGGCGTCGGTGTATGCGCCCGTAAGCGCATACCCGTTTGAAGTCTTGAGAATCGTCGTTTTCATGCTTCCTCCATGCCCTCAGCGCGGGCGATCAGCCATTCGCTGTAGGCTTCGTCCGCTTCTTTTTGCAAATCTCGCCAGGGAATTTGCGCGTCAATCATGTCGGCGAGGATTCCCGCGTGGTCTTCTTCGTGGTACTCGCTGAAGTCTTCGCGGTCGAGTTCGCGGCCTTCGTCGTTCAGGATGATGACGATGCTGCCTTCGGCTTTGACAAAGACGCTTTCGCTCACTTCTTCGCTCCATTCTTCCGGTTCCCAGTAGGTCGCTTGTCGCAGCAGTTTTTGTCCGTACCAGCGGCAGACGGTGATGCTGTCTTGATTGCCCCACCACTCGAAGGTGCCGTCCAGCCCGGCGGCGAGGGTTTTGAGGTTCAGGGTTGTCATCTGTGGCTCCCATCGTGTTCGTTTTGATGGGGGTATCTTACCAAAATAAGATAAGAAAACAAGATTTTTAACAAGAAATCTTGTTTTATTTCGCTATTCTTTTGTTTTGCAAGGTGATAAAATCTTATCTTAAGCAAGGGAGCACTGTCTTTGGCAACAAAAAAAACCGCCTCACGGGCGGCGGTCAAATCATCATCAAATCTTGCAAACCTGCGCGGTTGCGGGTTTGGTGCGGGGGTTACGGGATGCGGGGTTGGGTAGTGGTCAAATCTTCGGACAAGAAAAACCCCGCGCGGGGCGGGGTATGTGATGGACTATGTAAATCAGGCAGGTTGTCGGTACTGGTCTAAAATTTCATCTGGAGGAACCGCCGGGATGTGTGGTACAGGTAAAGAGCAAGCTGCTATTGAAACCCCCATTTGAGCGCGCCAATGGGCCCATGCGGCGGGTAAGCTATGGTTTGCTATAAATTCTCCTAGCAATTCTGGCCGTTCTTTTACATCAGGGAAAATATCTGCATTGCAAGTAAATATTTGCACGACTTTACTATATGCACTAAATAACTGTATGTTCTTTCCAGAATCTTCTGATTGCACCTCAACTGTAAATTCATTTATTGTTAATAAATGGTCTTCTAAATTCAGTATTTTTTTGACTTCCGTCTCCGCTCCAGGGAGTGAAACATTGCACTCGACAATGGCCGTAAATGATGCAATTAAATTAGATGGTGTCCGCAGATCTGTTATAAAAGGCTGAAACCGTGAGACAACTATCCTATCAGTATAGGTGTCATATAATTTGATTTTATTTTTTATATTCATCATGCCACCTTATATTCTAATGCCACCTTATATTCTATATGAGGCGTATCAAGTTGGACTCTGCTATTGTTAGATTCTTTTACTACTAGAAGTGTCAAATATTCTTCTCTTCTCTCTCTTAAAATATTATCTTTCCCCTGCATTGATGGTTTTGACTCTTTTACTAAGTAATTTTTTACTTCAGGAATAGTGTCAAAAATACGCATGAGTTTATCCATCGCAGCAGATGGATAAATCTCTCCACGCTCATACTTGGAAAAAGCATTATCCCCACCACCAAAAATGATGGCCGCCTGTTTTTGGGTCAAGCCGTGCCGCTCACGCAAAGCCTTAATGTCCTGTGGCGCAAGAAATCCTTGCGCGCGGCGCTTGATAGCGGTGATTTTGTCGGTTGTCGCCCTACTCTGTTCAGGCGTTACCCATTCTTCGCCACATGAAACGCAATGATAATACTCTTTTGGGATTTCATGTTTTTCACCCAAAATTTCCATTTTTCTTGTTTCTGTGCGGATTTCAGTAGCATCACTTCCACAGGAACAAAACTGACTTTCAGTTTTCATTATCGACTCTCATGGAAAGAAACGATTTCCACTTTGTAGATATCGTTACGCAGGAAAAATTTTAGATAAAACTTGATAATCATATCGGCAGGTTCGCCAATTTCATTGATATAAGGGATTCTGTAATCAGCAATGTAAACATCCCACCATCTATCTACATTGTCGTATTTAATAGATTTAGAAAAACACTCTGGCGTAAGTGTCGATATAAATTTTTCCAAATCTAATACAGAAAAAGGTACAGAAAAAGCAGCCGCCGAGTCGGCAATATAATTGTCAGCAGCACGGCTTAATCGATACTGGCGGGCTGCTACTGCTTGCTGGCAAGTGGTCAGGCAGTATTCTGGAGTTCGTTTTTCTGCTGACTTAACCATTATGGTTGGTCTCCGTCATCATACCGCAACCGTGCGCTCCAAACATTACCATCGCCATCTCCTGCTAAAAAACGCGCAACCATGCGGTCTCACCGCTGCCCAAGCAGGGAGATTGCGCCCATGAGCTTGTAGAAAACGAAGGCAATGAACAGCAGAAACCCTGCGTCAATCGCCAGGGTTTTCCACCAGTTTGTAATTTCCTGATTTCCACAGTTACGTCATTCGTAGTAATAATGCTTTAGCGGGTAGTTACATTGAGGACAGCGTGTGTAATTAAATGAAAGTTTCATGTTTTCTCCTTATAATCTTAGCATTACTGCATACATCAACTGGCTGTTCATAGTAAGCACAGTCACCTCACTTGCGGCAATGCCCGCGTACAGAATGACCTTTGCGTGTGTGGGGCGATACCCACGTCTGCCCAGGCGGACAGATGCCCCGCGTGCGGCGGGTCGGGTGGCGGTAGATGCTAGAATTTTGCTATTCATACGGCGCGATTGGAGAAAATATCCCTGTTTTCGTCATTCTTCGTTGATGCTGGAACTGCTCAATCGCTTCTATCGGATTTATTTGCAAAAAATCAATACTACCAAAAATTTCTCTGGTAAATTTCACGCTATACAAATATTCATTTTCCACTTTGTTTGTTGTTTTGCTTATTCTTTGTGAATAGCCGGATAAAATTATTTCGTTGCAGTATGGGAGGGCGGAAAATATATGGCCTGCGACTTTGAAAGCGATGCCGTGTATATGCAAAGCGTAATCTTGTCTTAACCTCTGTTGCGTCTTGTTTTTTATAACTAGAGTTTTCTTATCTTCAGAATATGCCACCTCATCCTGCGGCATATCTTCAATTTCTGGCAGGTCTATATCTACGTGGACAATGTTGCCTCCAATCTGTAAAGAACACTCTGTTTCTCTAGGCCATTCTAATCGTTGCAGCTCAATTTCCAAGGCTGTCTGAGCTAGCTCGGGATTCTCGCCTAGGCTGCTAGAGTTATTTTTTATTTTCTCTAAAGATTCATAGAATTTCTTTTTTGCCTCTCTCCATTGATTGAAATCTTTTTCCCACTCAATTAAATCATTTTTATATAGGCTATTTATTTCTTGCCTGTCGTCTTCCCATTTTTGGAGTGATTCATTGAACTCATCCTGCTGCCGCTCAATATCTTCGCGCAGTTCTTTCCGCCTTTGGGGTAATATTTTATCAAACATGGTGCTTTTAACAGGAGGTGGCGGGGTCGGGCGAGCCGGAAATATGGGTTCTTCTGGCCTGCGGGGCGGAGAAACGTTGAACTTGATTTCAGAAAAATCAGGGGATTTATTGATAGGCGGCGTGAGGACATGAATTTTTGTGATTGCCTCTTGGTGTTGTCTGTTGATTTCTATTATCCCCTGCATCCATCTGGACAAGTCCGCTGGCCGTTTTTTGCGGATAGCTTCATGATATTTTTTTTGCAACTCGAAGCCGAACTCGTCGAAAAAAGACATCTCGCCCTTGTGGTTGAAACCAAATACCACGGAGTTAAAATTATTTTCTGTTGTGTTTTTGTGCTCTCGTTCTGCTGTTTTCTTTGTTGTATTGCGCGATGACAAAATACGCTGGCGATAAGATAAACCAGTCCCAGGGATACCAATATTCAAGAAGGTACCTTGTTTACCAATCCCTATTGATGCCCCCCTAGGCCCAAGAGTAGTGCTGACGCCGCTCTTGGATATATTTACTCGCACACCGGGGAGTAATTTGATAGATTTTCTAAATCTGAATCCCATAAATCACGCCTTTTAACCACCGCGCCAAACAACTTTACCCAGCACGCAAAAATCTTGTTCACTTTTTATGTCTTCAAAATTGACCAGCATGGGTGCATATTTTTCATTACGGCTGATGATACTTATTCCATCTACATGGTTGCGTAATTCTTTTACGTAACGCCGTTTGCGGTACATGATGGCATAAACATCGCCATCCATGATTTCAGTATCGCTGGCATCAACAATAATGGTGTCGTGATTGTAGAGATACGGCTCCATCGAATCGCCGCGCACATACATTGCCCGTAGGTTATCGGGGTCAAGGTGGCGCGCCTTGAACCAGTTTCTCCTGAAATATAACGGGTCATCATCATTTTCGCGGATTACCCAATCCGCATTGCCGCCACCTGCTGAGGCAATGGCATCGTAACGCATGATGCGAATGTGTGAGTCTGTCGGCGGGTGTTTTTCATCCAGTTCCGCAACGTGTTTTTGCTGCGGAATGATCGGCAGCGCGGACGCCTCATCTGTCGTGCCTTCTGCGCCGTACAACAACCAGTCAGGGTCACATTGCAAAATTTCTGCCAAGGGCAGTAAATACTTGGCTCCGGGGACGTTTACACCTGATTTCCAAAGAGAAATTGTGCCACTTGTCGCTCCGGTTGCCCGTGTTATATCCACTCCCTTTATGTTTAACTCATTCATTCTACTGGTTATTCTTTGAGCAACACTATCTGTTGTGGCCATAAGGGTCTCCCGTCTGTTTTCTTTGCATTCTAAGACTTTTTAATCTTATTAACACAAGAAATCTTGTAAAAATAATCTTGTTGCGATAAGATTTGGATAAGACTTGATAGGAGGACGAATGCTCAAGAAAGATGTTGTTGCCTACTTCGGCAACCTGAATCGCGCACAAAAGGCGATAGGGCTGAGAAGCTCTGGCTCGGCGTACCTGTGGGGCGAGCGTGTCCCGGAACGCTCTGCCATACGGTTTGACCGTATCACGAAGGGCGCGCTGCACTACAGCCCAGCCGATTACGTGCAGCTCCCTGATGATCCAGTACCCCCAGGAAAACCCGCCGAACAATCGGAGGTCTGACCGTGGGCGAATTTTGGGCAAAAAAATGCCGCCTGGAAACTGGGCGGCAAGTACATGCGAGGTTTGATTATGCCTAATTTACAAACTTTTGACAAGCGCGTCCTGACGATGACCAGCCGCGATATTGCCGAGCTGGTCGAATCCCGTCATGACGACACCAAGCGGTCTATCGAACGCCTTGCCGAGCGCGGAGTTATCGAATTACCGCCATTGGCGGAAATTCCCACGGCGACTAAGCCCGTGCAGGTTTATGTCTTTTCCGGCGAGCAGGGCAAGCGCGACAGCATCGTCGTCGTCGCGCAGTTGTCGCCGGAGTTCACGGCGCGGCTGGTTGACCGCTGGCAGGAGTTGGAGGCACAAGTCGCCAAACCCGCCCTGCCGGATTTTTCCAACCCGGCCGAAGCGGCGCGGGCATGGGCGGCGCAGTACGAGCAGCGGTTGGCGCTTGCGGCGAAGGTCGCGGAAGACGCGCCGAAGGTGGAGTTCTACCACGACGTTACCGGCAGCGACAACGCTATCGACATGGCAACCGTCGCCAAAGTCCTGAACCGTGGCATCGGGCGCAACCGCCTTTTTGCCTTCCTGCGTGATGAGGGCGTGCTGGATAGCCGCAATGCGCCCTATCAGCGCTTTATTGATATGGGCTGGTTCAGGCAGGTGGAAACCAAATGGCAGAAGCCGAACGGCGACTGGCAGATTGGCATCAAGACGGTGGTGTTTCAAAAAGGCGTGGAAGGTATCGCCCGCCTGCTGGACAAAAAGGAGGCGGCATGAGTTGGCTGTATGACGAGGCACCGCCGCGTGGGCGGTTCGTGGCCGTGCATTCCGACGGAACGGCATCGCTGTACAGGTGGGATAAGGACGGCGTTTTTCTCGATGCTGATTGCTATTTTGCCGACACCGACAAGCCCCATAGCGGCGATGAGGTCGCAGCATGGTTGCGGGGCGCTGGTTTTATCTGCTGGCAGGCATTGCCGGAGCATTTCCGTTTTTGGTGGGAGAGCAAGAAATGAGCTGGTTATTCGGTGAGCCGCCGGAGCGCGGTGGGTTTGTCGCGCTGTTTGACGATGGCAGCGGTGCGGCGTTGTTTGTGTGGGATGGGCATTTGCTGGATGCCGATGGCGACGACCACGGCGTGATGAATGGCGAGGAGCTGGAGGACTGGTTGTATGAGAGCGGTCATTGGTGCTGGACAGCGTTGCCGGAGGGCTATGCCGTGGGTTTTGGGGTAACAACGACTACGGCGCGGGATACGCGCTGGCGCTTTGCCGAGATGCCCGCACGTGGCACGCGCTTTGTCGCGCTGCGCAAGGACGGGCGCGGGGCGGAGGTGTTTTTCCGCACGCCGCTGGGCGCGGTCGTGGATGGCGACGGCGAGGAGCGCTTGCCCGCATGGGCGACTGATGCCGCGCTGGTGTCGTGGTTTGTGGATGCGGGGTTTGCCTTCTGGTTGCCCCTGCCGGATGGGATGCAGTTGTTTTTTGAGGAGCAGTCATGAGAGGGGAAGAAGCAAATCCTTATTTGGTAGATATTGAGGCTGTTCTTGAAACCGCCGTCAATGTAAAAGAGTTGTTCCCGGATGATATTTATATCTATTTTCTGATTCACAACAATGAAGTCGTTTATGTGGGGCAGACAACGCAGCTAATGATGCGCATCGGGTATCACACCACCTGCAAAACATTTGATTCCATCAATTATTTCAAGGTAAAAGCGGAAACGGCGAACCTCATTGAAGCCATGATGATTGTGAAGTTTGACCCGCCATTGAATAACGCGATGCCACGGCAGGAGCTTTATGTTTCCTATCAACAGTTGAAGCAAGTCTATGGATTGTCAAGAAGACAAATACAGAACCTTATCGGCAAGGATGTTGTGTGTGCAGTCGGGAATGTCTATGTCGAAATGAGTACGGAGAAGTATCAAATCCTTGAGGAGGCAACCCTATGATTCAGCGCACACCACGACGCAATAATTTCACCACCATTGGCAACGGCATCTTCATGGAAAACGCGCTGTCTTTTGAGGCGATGGGGCTACTGGCTTATCTGCTGTCCAAGCCGGACAACTGGCAGGTTCATGTGCAGGCGCTGGTCAGGGCGACCGAAGGCACGGCGCAGAAGCGCGGGGAGAACAAAATTCTCGCCCTGTTGCGGGAGCTGATTGGCGCGGGCTACATCACCCGGAAGCGGCAATCGAGCGGCAAGATGGACTACTACGTCTATGACGAGCCGCAAGGGGAGCCATCTGCCGACACCACCCCGGACAGCGGCTCTTGCGCAGAAAACGTTTCTCAACCCATTGAAAATAAACCTCAACCCTCAAAGCCTCACGTGGCTAAGCCTCACGTGGCTAAGCCTCACGTGGCTTTCGAAGGTGTATTAATAAATACCGAAGGACAACAAGAACTGAAATTAAACAAGGACGGAAGGGGAGCAAACGCTCGGGTACGCGCGACCCCGCCCGCCGAGCCACCGCCGGATGACCGTCCGCCTGCCAGGCAATCCCCACCGCCTACCAAGCCTGTTGCCAAGCCAGCACGGTTTGAGCCGCTGGCCGCGCTGTTGGCGTTGGGCGTGGATGCCCAGGTGGCGGCTGATTGGTTGGCGGTGCGCAAGGCCAAGCGGGCGGCGCTGACGCAGACGGCGCTGGATGACGTGGTGTCCGAGGCGGGCAAGGCCGGTATTTCGGTGGCACAGGCGGTGCGCATTTGTGCCGCCCGTGGCTGGCAGGGTTTCCGCGCGTCGTGGGATTGGCGCGATGACAGGCCGCAGGGGCGGACGTTTGACCACGGGCAGCCGGCGCTGTCGGCGGGAGAGCAGGCGCGGCAACAGGCGCTGCGCATTGCGGAAAAGATGGGCTTAACCCCGGAACAGGTAGGGATTTACGATGCAAACCAATGACATACCACAATTCATCCAGATGCTGCACAACTTGTGCGAGATGTACGGCAAGCCACGCATGAGCGATGAGGTGGCGATGCTGCACTTCGGCGCGTTGCAGGATTATTCGCTGGAGGACGTGCGCAAGGGCTTTTTCGCCGCGCTGCGCAACCCGGACAGCGGGCAGTTCATGCCGCGCCCGGCGGACGTCATCCGCGAGATTTCGGGCAGCAGCGACACCCGCGCGGCGATGGCCTGGGCGAAGGTGCGCGAGGCGATTTGCCGCGTCGGCCACATGCCGAGCATCGCCTTTGATGACGCCATCATCCACGCGGTGATTGCCGACATGGGCGGCTGGGTCAAGTTGGCGCTCATCACCAACGACGAGCTGCCGTTCCGCGAGCGCGATTTTTTGCGGATTTATCGCGGCTATATCGGGCGTCCGTTGGGCGACTACCCGCGCTATTTGCCGGGCATGGCCGAGACGGACAACTACGCCAAGGGCTACGCCGTCGAGCCGCCGTTGTTGTTGGGCGATGCCAGCAAGGCGGAGCAGGTGCTGCTGGCGGGCAGCGACAAGCCTCGCCTTGCGGTGCAGCCGATGCAGGCCGCGCCGGATGTGGTCGGCGGGGTGTTGCGCGATATGCGCCGCGATAGCGAGGGCGGCGGGCTACGTCGGCTTGGGATGGAGGTGCCCGCATGACCGGCGCGATGTTGCGCAGGCTGCGCGAGGCGGCGGGTATTTCGCGCAAGGAGCTGGTGGCGCACGGCCTGCATATCAACGCGGTGGTGATGCTGGAAAACTGCGGCGTTTCGTGTGCCAGGCCGGAGCATTGGGAGCGTAAGCGGGCGTCATGGTGCCGCTATCTGGACGCCTTGCGCGCGGCAAAAAAGGCGCAGATTGCCGCCAAATCGGCGACGTCAGCCGCGAACGCATCCGGGACGCATCCGTTACCTTCCCCGCAAATTGACGCACCGCAGAAAGCGATTAAGACCGCATCTCGGAAACCCGCACCAAATGCGGTGAAGGTCAATCACGATGATGCTTGGGTATGGGTCAAGGTCGCCAATTATGGCGGATGCGATTATGGCTTTGTCCTGCGCGGTGGCGAGTGGGTGCGTAGTGCCTGGGTCGAGGAGCGCTTTTTGGGGCGCAAGGTCACGCCACGTTTTGCCGAGGGCGACGAGGCATACCCGGATGCCGGGCTGGCGAGGTGGCGTAATGGCTATTGAGGTGCGTCATGGTTAAGCCAGTCAGCGACGGTTACGACGCCTGGTACATCGACCAGGTGCTTAACATCTGCCTCGCCCGCTGGCTCAATCCTGCCATCGTCCCGCAAATGTGCCGGGCGCTGGAGATGCAATGTGAGCGCAAGCGTGATCGGCAGGTGCTGATGATGCTGCGCAAGAGCAAGCAGCCGGCGGCGCAGATTGACGAGATTTTCAAATTCATTGAGCGGCTTTTACGGAGGGAGAAATGAGCGGGCAACAGTTTCGGCTGGTGAATGAGCAGGTGCGCGGTAACGCGATGCGCGCCGTGCAGGCGGCGGCTATTGATGGCGATGCAATCCTGGTGGTGCGCATTGAGCCGGAGGAGAAACAGCGCACGAAGCGGCAAAACCGCTATCTCTGGGGCGTGGTGTACAAGCATTTGGTGGACAACGACCCCGGTTATTTCGTCAATGAGGAGACGGAGCGGTTATTGCACGGGCGCGGGATCGCGGTGACGGAAATCGTGCATGAGTTTTGCAAGGCGCAATTCTTGCCGCCGGTAGATTTGGGGATTGGTGGCGGGATGCGCATCACGAAATCCACCGCGAAATTGAACCGGCAGGAATTTAACGATTATGTCGAAAACATCCGGCGCTGGGCGGCGGAATCGTTGCAGGTGTTTATTCCCGACCCGTATGCGGCGGGGTATGAGGATTTGGTTTGGAGGGGACGATGAATAAAGGTTTGTCGCCCGATGCGCTGAAAGCACTGAGAAGGAAAATGCGGAATTGGCGCAAAAGCGGTTCGCGCTATCCCCTCGAGTTTTCAGAGCAGGAGGCAATGGAAATTTTGCATATTCACTATGTGAATTTATGCGACGGTTTTTTGCGCGGTGCCAATGCGAAGAAGCCCATAGATACGGTTTTTGTGATTATGGCGATTGACGTGATTTTGCAGGAGTATCGATAATGAGTATTCGCAAAAACCGCCTGCAATGGCTACTCGACAAGGCACGCGGGCAGCAATGTACCGCGATGCTCCCCGGTGTCTGTAACCACAACCCGGAAACCACGGTGGCGGCGCATGTGTCGCTCCCCGGCATGGGCATCATGGGCGGCAAGCCGCACGACCTGCATTGTGCTTGGCTGTGCAGTGCCTGCCACGATGTGCTCGACGGGCGCGCGTCGTCCGATCTGGAGCGGGATTTTGTGCGCGCCGCGGTGTATGAGGCGATGTTGCGCACGCAGTCCAGGCTGTTTGCGCTGCTGTCGCCCGCCGAGAAACAGCGATTGGGGGAGGGGTTATGAGCTTTGCGATTACCCTGCCGATGCCGCCGTCGGTTAATCACTACTGGCGACACGGGCGCAATGGCACCTACATCAGCGCCGAGGGCAAAGCGTACCGCGCCGAGGTGTTGCGCCGCTGCAAGTCGCCGGTGGTGCTGTATCCGCATCAGCGCCTCGCCGTCACGCTGACGCTGCACGCCAACAGCCGCCGTCCCTACGATGTGGACAACCGCGCCAAAGCGTGCCTTGACGCCCTCGAAAAAGCGGGCGTCTATGGCAACGACGGGCAAATAGACCGCCTCTTTGTCCTGCGCGGCGAGGTACGCGACACAGCCGCCTGCGAGGTGCGTATTGAGGTGATTGGATGAGCATTGAGTATCACATGCTCCGTTGGCGCCGATGGAACCTGCTGCGCAACGGGACGCCGCAGGGTGCGCGTTGCAATCTGGGCAAGTTGGCGCAGTCCACGCCGGACGCCGATGACGTCGCGCCGCTGTCCGATGATGAGGCGGAGGCAGTCAATCAGGCGCTCTCTGCGCTCAAGGCGAGGTATCCCGACGCGCACCGGGCGATTGTGGCGCGGTATGTTGAGGGCGCGTATGACTCGCGCGGGGTGGCACGTCGCTGTGGTATCAGCCAGACGGCGGCAAAGGTGTTCCTGCGCGAGGGGTATGCGTTTTTGGATGGGGCGGTGGCGCGCGGGTAAAAAAGTTTGTCAAGGGGCTTGTTTTGTATCGTGGCTACGATACAATATGCGCCATCAAGTCAAATACAGGAGCATTTATGGAAACTTTTACCTTTGATGTCAAAACCCCTCGTGGTGTTGCTGTTAGCATCGAAATTGAGATGGACAGCAAAGGGTGGCGGCCTACCTATTGTAATGTTGATGGGATGGGGCGCCTTCCGGTCATTGCTCACAACATTTGCAGTGGGAAAACCCTGCATAAGTCCGGTTTTCCTCTCCCCGACGACGAAAGCACCTACTATAGTGTGTATAAGCTAAACGATAATGGCAGCACGTGTAACGTGATAATTGCCCCTGAAAGCTCCCATAAAATGGGAGATGAGATTCATGCTTTGCGCGCCGCTCGCAAAGAACAATGGGAACAGGAGTGGTTAAAAGAACAGGAGGCTGAAGCTCAAAAACTTGAAGCGAAAGTCCCCGGCCTCGCTGCCTTGCAAGCCGCTTACGAAGCGGAAACCGCCTACCGTGAGGCATTCAGGGTCGCGATGGAGGACGAGAGCCGCGATGGTGTCGCGATGCCTGCACAACCCGAAACGGATGTTGCCGCGCTAGAAGCCGAGTTTCCGCGCGCTGCTCTCTACATCAAAGCAGAGGAGTACAGTATGGCCGCCGATGACCGCAAGGCAACGGCGGGCAACAGGGCAAAAAAACTTCTCGCAGAGGGTGGCAGCGAGAAAGATGCTGCAGCAATCCTTGAGAACTGGCTGCCAGAATCTGCTATATGGAACTGAAGCCGATGAGCGATAAACCAAAACGACGTAAAACACCTGCTTGGCAGCAGGCGCAATACAATTATGAAAAGAGGCGTGTCATCAAGCGCGTTTCTTTCAATATTGAAAAAGAAGCGGACCTTCTTGCAAAAGCAGAGAGAATGGATGACTTTTCGGGGTGGGTAAAAGCGCGGTTGCAAGAAGTGTAACAGCTTGACAGCCGGGCGCCCGGAAAGTATACTATCTATATTAGGTTGGAATTATTGTAATTCCTTCCTGATATTCGCCCTTCGGGGCGCGAATTGAAACTACCGTTATTTACGGAATTACGAACAGCCCGCCTTGTGCGGGCTTTTTGTTTATGCGCGCATACTTCCGCGCATGTCATGCCCTATCAGTTTGCCGCCGTAGGCAGATTGTTTCCCGCCCGCTCACGCGGGCTTTTTTATTGCCCGGAGGCAACTATGAAACTGACCGAAGAACATCTCGAATCCCTGATTGCCAAGAAGGAATTTATCCGCCACGGTGAAACGCTGACTATCTGCGTACTGACGCTGCACAGCGGCTTCCAGTTGCTTGGCCAATCCGCTTGCATCGACCCCGCCAATTTCGATGCCGCCATCGGCGAGAAAATCGCTTATGACAATGCGGTGGAGAAGATGTGGGAGCTTGAGGGATACCGCGTCAAACACGACATTGGCGGCGATTTCCTCTATCGCCTGAAAAACGAGCGCACACAGCTCAACGACCGCCTCGGCAAGCTGACCGTCTTTATCGCCAACGGCCAGCCCGGCTTTATCGATGACGCCGAATGGGCACGCCTCGGCGAGCAGAAACAGTCCATGACTGCCTACTTGGCTGTGCTTGATACGCGCATCAAAGCAGCGGAGGAGAGAGATGGCTAAGGATAATTTCCCACAGGCGCTGCGCCTTGTCCTCGCGGACGAGGGCGGCGTCTCCAATCACCCGGCGGATCGTGGCGGCCTCACCAACAAGGGCATCACACAGGCCACCTATGACGCCTGGCGCGAGCTGCACGGCAGGCCGTCGCGTTCGGTGCGCGGAATCGAGAATGCTGAAGTCGAGGCGATTTATCGCGAGCAGTTCGCCAACAAGATTTTGTTCGACAAGCTACCGCTGGGGCTGGATTACGCCCTGTTCGATTTTGCCGTCAACAGCGGCGTGTCGCGCGCGGTGCGGTTCCTGCAGCGCATTCTCAAGGTGCGCTCGGATGGTTCGTTGGGCGCGCGCACGTTGGCGGCATTGGCAGAAGCTGATATTGAGCGGGTCATTACCAGTTTATGCGAGGAGCGCCTGCGCTTTTTGAAGCGGCTGAAAGTCTGGAAGCATTTTGGTAAAGGATGGGATAAGCGTGTCAACCGCGTAGAGAAGAACGCCCTTGCCATGATTGCGGGCAGGGAAACGGTGGCTGCCACCGAACCGGACGGCGCAGCGCTTGGCCTCGGCCAGCAGAAGCTATCGGCAACGGTAGCCGACAACAAGGCGGCGGCAGTAGGTCTTATGGGCGCGGCAGGCACCGCGCTAGAGCAGGCAGCAGATGTGAAATTCAGCCTGTTGTCGGTGTTTGACAGCATCCCGTCTTGGGTGTGGCTGGCACTGGTAGCCGGACTGTTTGCCTACATCATTTGGAGCAAGCACCGTGTGGCTATCAAGGATTAAAGCCGTCATCGGCACGGCATGGCTGTATGTGGTCGCCGTGCTGGTGGTGTTGCTGGCGCTCGCTGGCAGGCGCAATGCGTCTTTGCGTGAAGAGATTGCCAAACGCGAGGCAGCGCGGCTGAAAGGGATTGCTGACCGTCTGCATCAGCAGGCGGAGCGCTCGCGGCAGGCGTCGGCAGAGGCACAACAGGAACGCGCCCGTGTCGAGAAAGATATGAACGAAGGCAAGAGGGATTATTTTGAGAAAGGCAAGTAAGGCGGCATTAGCCGCTCTTTTTTTGGCATTGGCGGGCTGTGCGCGGACGGAGTTTGTACCTTTGCCACCTGCGCCCTGCCCGCCGATGCCAGCCCTGCCCGTGGTTAAGGGCTCGGATTTGGCGACGTTGTCGGACGACGCCTACCGGGATTTGGTGGAGCGCGAGTTGCGCCTGAAGGAGCACATCGGACAGTTAAGGAGTTTGTGTGATGGAAACTGAAGGCAAGAAAGCGCTGTTTGACTGGCGTATCAGTATGGGAAATGTGTTGGTTGTAATCGGCATGGTGGTCAGCGGATTCTGGTATTTCGCCGACGCCGACAAGACCAACGCGCTCCAGGACGCGAAAATCGAGAACTACCAGGCCACGCTGCAAACGGCCATTGAGGCCGAGAAGCAGGCGCGCAAGGACGCGGTGCAAGTTGAACAGGTGGCGCGCCGTGAGGCATTGCAAGATTTGCGTGTGCGCATTGATGCCGACCGCGCCGAGATGCGTCAGCAGTTCGAGAAAATTAACGACAAGCTGGACGCGCTCGTTAAATCACGGGGGCAGTAATGGCGCGTCTGTCAGCGGAGCAATGGACGATGGCGCGTGCGGATTATGAAATCCGTGGGATGTCGGTTACAGAGGTTGCCAAGAAGTACGGGTGCGCCAAGTCGGCCGTGTCAATGCGCGCTAAGTCCGAAGGCTGGCAGGCAGGCAAAACTGAACAGGCGGTTACAGATAAGGTAAACGCAATCATGCAGTTGGCGAGAGTTGAACAGGAAACTGAACTCAAACTGAACGCTACTGAACGCGCGGTGTTTGATACCGTTGTTATGGACGATGTAGCTTTCCGCGCACAGAACGATGCTGACCTGGAGGCGGTGTGTCGGCACATGATGACGTTGCTTCCTGGGTTGGATAAACCTGCGGATGTTAAAGCAGCGGCGGAGACGTTGCGCATTGCGCGTGAGAGCCGTTTGGGCAAGACGCCCGACACCGCAATTCAAATCAACAACAACGCCCCGGCGCGTATTGAGCGGGTGATTGTCGATGCGCATTGACACCCCGCGCTGGGCGCTACCGTTATTGCAACCGGCACGCTACAAGGGCGCGCATGGTGGGCGGGGTGGCGGTAAGTCGCATTTTTTCGCCGAGGCGATTGTTGAGGCGCATTTGCTCGACCCAAACAGCAAGACGGTGTGCATCCGCGAAATCCAGAAATCGCTACGCCACAGCGTGAAGGCGCTGATTGAGGCGAAGATCGAGAAACTGGGCGTGCTGTCGCATTTCGACATCCAGCGCGACCTCATCCTCAACCGCTACGGGGGCGGGCTGATTATCTTCCAAGGGATGCAAGACCACACCGCCGACAGCATCAAGTCGCTGGAGGACTTTGACCGCGCCTGGATTGAGGAGGCGCAGACGATTTCGGCGCGCTCGCTGCGTCTGCTGCGTCCGACCATCCGCAAGGCTGGGAGCGAGATTTGGGCATCGTGGAATCCCGAAAACGAGACTGACCCGATTGACCAACTGCTACGCGGGGAGGGTAAACAACCGGGCAGCATCGTGGTGGAGGTCAACTTGCACGACAATCCTTTTGCGAGCAAGGAGACTTGGGATGAGTACGCCAACGACCGTGAGCGTGCGAAACGACGGCAGGAAGCTGGCGACAAGAATGCCTGGGCGGACTTTGAACACGTCTGGCATGGCAAGTATGCCGTGCTGTCGGCGGCGCAGGTGTTGGCCGGCTGTTATCGCATCGAGGCGTTTGAGCCGCAAGACGGATGGGATGGCCCTTATTTCGGGGTGGACTGGGGTTTTGCCAGTGACCCAACGGTGATGGTCAAGTGCTGGATAGACGGACGGACGCTCTATGTTGAGCAAGAGGCCTGGGGAGAGCACGTGGAGACGGTGGACACGCCCGCGTTGTTTGACCGCATCACAGGTGCGCGCCAGCACGTCATCCGCGCCGATAGCGCCCGCCCGGAGATGATTAGCCACTTGCGCAACCACGGCTATCCGGGGATGCGGGCGGCGGACAAATGGCCGGGGAGTGTTGAGGACGGCATCGGCTGGCTGCGCGGCATGGACATCGTAATCCATCCGGCGTGCAGACACGTCGCCGAGGATGTGCGCTTGTGGAGTTACAAGACCGATCGATTGACCGGCGACGTACTGCCCAAGCTGGCAGAGGGTCATGACCACGGGCCGGACGCCGTACGCTACGCCTGCGCTCCCATGATCCGCCGGGGTGGAGTAGGTGTAAGCAGCGTGGTGGCATCCGCCCGCCGACGTATGGGCAACAGATTATGAGGACAAAGATGTTTTGGGGATGGTTTAGCAAGACCAAGCAGCCGCAGGGCAAGGTGCGCGTCAATCCGGTTAAGGCGGGCGCGCAGTTTGTTGTGCCGACCTACTCGCTCTCGGCGAGTGATGTGGACGAGGTGCTCAAACGCGCCAACCTGACACGGACTGACCTACTCAAACTGCTCTACGATGACGAGATTTCAGGCTGCATCTCCCGCCGGACTGCGGCGGTCATGGGCAACGCCTGGCATATTGAGGGCGACAACACCGACTGGCTCTATGAGGCGGTGTCTGCCGTGTACGAGGATGCGGTGCGCATCATGATGCAGGCGCTCTGGATCGGTTCCAGCATTGGCGAGCTCATCTGGCAGGACGGCGAGCAAAAGACTATCCGCGCTATCGTGCCACGTGTCATCGAGCAATTTAAGGCTAACGCCGACGGTAACCTGATTTGGAAATCGCCTGCCGGGGGCGAGGTCGCCGTCATCCCTGAAAAGGTGCTGCGCGGGGCGGTCAACGTCAACGAGACCAACCCCTACGGCGATGCGCTGCTCTCCCGTGTCTATTGGGCGTGGTTCGCCAAGAATTACGCCGAGCAGTTCTGGAACAAGTTCGCCGAGCGCCATGCCTCGCCGATTACCGTTATCAAAAGCGCGGTCAATACCGCCAACCGGGACGAGGCGCAGCGGGATTTGGCGGCATTGGCAGCGGCCGGTTCGCAGGCGATGGCCGATGGTGTCGTCGCCATGAGTGAGCAGGACAGCATCGAGTTTGTCGAGGCCAACAACGACGGCGCGGCGCATGAAAAATACACCCGCCACCAAATCCAGCGCATCCAGAAGACATTACTGGGGCGGGTGCTGACCTCCGAACTGGAGACCGGCTCACGCGCGGCGCAGGAGACCGATGACGGATTTACCCGCGACATTGCCGATGCCGACCTAACCTTCGTTGAGCGCGGCATCAACCATCTGGTGGATTGCCTGCTCACCGTCAACGGCATGGACGCAGACGGCGTCTATTTCGTCTATGAGCGGGCGCAGGCGATTGACAAAGGGCGCTGGGAGCGCGATGTGGCCCTTATCAACACGGGGACGATTGCGTTCACCGAGCAGTATTACCGCGACAACTACGGCCTCGAACCGCAGCATTTCCGGCTGGTTGAAAAAACGGGCACACCGAAGCTGTCGCTGTCTCTCTCACAACTGACACCGGGGGCACAGGAGGTAGAGGACGGCATCGTCGCCGCGCTCAAGGATGCCCCGGAAACGCTCGGCGTGGAGGCGGTGCTTGCCGTCGCGCGCGAGGCGCACGATGAGACCGACCTTGTGCGGCGGCTGGCGCTGCTCTACGACGACCACGACGACAGCCAGTACACCGACTGGCTGGCGGGCGCGTTGGCGTTGGCAGCGGCGCAGGGCTACGTCCATGCCGACAAGGGGCGCTACTGATGGCGCACTATCCCTCCGCCGCTGATTACCTGCGCGCCCGTGGGGTTGAGCCTGCGGCCGAGTTCTACGCGCGCTTGGAACATCTGCGTCAGGAGGCGTGGACGCTGTCGAAAATCAGCGATGTTGAGCAAATTGAGCAGGTCAAGCAGAGCCTGGTCAAAGCATTGGCAGAGGGCAAGAGCTTCCGCGAATGGCAACAGGCGCTGACCCCGGGAATGCTCGCCCTGCCGCGCCACTATCAGGAGACGGTATTCCGCACGGCGATGCTGTCATCGTACAACGGCGCCAAATGGACGCACTTCCGCGCCCACATCGGCCGCCGCCCCATCCTGCGCTATATCGCCGTCAACGACCATCGCACCCGCCCGGCACACCATGCCCTGCATGGATTGATGATGCCGGTAGAGGATGAACGCTGGGCAAACCTTGCCCCGCCGCTTGGCTTCAACTGCCGTTGCAGCCTGGTCAGCCTCTCCGATAAACAGGCAAAAGCACTCGGTTACAGCGGCGCGCCGGAAAAATTGCCGACGTGGGAAGATGACCACGGCGTCAGCCATACCGCGGCAGCCGATAAAGACTGGGGTAGCCCAGAGCGCCGCGACCTCACCGACTATCTGCGGCAGAAAGAGGCGAAGGCTGGATTGGGCAAAGCTGCATATACGGAGCCGTCGCCACCATTCCCGACGCCAGAAAACTGGCGAGATGTTGCCAAAATGGGCGAAGAAATATGGGGCAGGCACTCAGACTTATTGGATAGCGTCAATTTTGATTGGCTACAAGATATATTGCCGCACCAGATGGATAGCGCCCTTCCAGAGAAACGGGATGAGTTTTTGAATGCGCTATTGGCAGTCATGAAGCGCGAAGGTGTAGAGACCGGCGCACAAGCCAAGGCTGAAGGTGATGCGGTTAAGAAATTCAAGGAAATAATCGGGAGGTATCCTGCTTCATGGGTTAACAAGGCGAATAGTACGGGGACGGTGTATATCCGCAATTTGACCGACCGTGGATACCACTTGTTTATAGACGATAGAATGTCTTTAGTGGTGAAAAACAAAAGATGGCTGAATTCTCAAGGGTTGCGTGTATTCTCCAAGTTCGCCGAACAATTGCAAGCTGGCGACAGTTTGCTTTATTTGAACGAAATGACGGGCAAAGAGGTGGCGTACAACGCGGCTAGAATAAGCATTCATGAATATGGACACCGGCTGCAAAGAACAGTTTCCGAACTGGATGATTATTTCAAACAGTTCTGGCTTGACCGGACTGCGGGGGAAAAAACAAAACCCTTGGCAGATTTCGCAAAGGATAAAGGCACGTCACATTATTCCCGTACTGAAGTTGGACGTGAGGATAGCTTTGTGGATGGTTATATTGGGCGCAATTATGGAGACGATGACAATCCACAGCCACGAGAAGTGTTGACGATGACATTCCAGGCGTTGCTTGGTGGGGACGCTCACCTGTTGAAAAAAATGCTGGACAATGACCGTGAAATGATATACTTGGGCATAGGATTATTGACGAGGTTCACCCCGTGAAAACATTGGAATTTACCTTCAGAGGCGCGGCGTTCGTGCTGGATTTGACATCCGGAGAACTGCGCGGCGACGATGGCGACGCGCGCAAGGAAATTGAGCGTGCGACCGCGATTGGGCAGCAAGGCGGGGAATGGAGCGATAGCGCCAATATGTTTATTCCGGTGCGCATTATCGACCCCATGCACAACGCCAAGCAGTTTGCAGCCTGTATCTTCAGCATCGCGCCGCATAAAGACGATTTCCCAGAGGAGCTTTATCCCTATGCACCGCATATGCGGCCAATGGGAGAAGGGCAGCCACTCAACCCGTTCACGGCGACAGCAGAGGAGCGCCAGCAATATAGCGATGGTATGCACGAGCTACTGGAGCTAGGCGCCACATTCTGACCCCAAATGTGGGATTTCCCCACATTTGCACCAAAGCCCCCTCGCGGGGCTTTTTTTATGGGCGCGAGAGATAGCCAACCTCCCGCGCTTTTTTCGTCCCCCTGAAATAAGGAGCAACAAAATGACAATACTGGCATTCAACAACATCAAGCTGAGCATCATTGACCGTGGCGGCGCGCAGTGGCTCACCGCGCGCGACATCGCCAAAGCACTCTACCCATATGAAGAAAATGCGCCCAAAAGCAAGGTATTAACCAAAGGGGGGGTACAAACTGACACCCCCTTTGAAGAACGTATTACGAAACTCTACCGCCGCCACGCGGAAGAGTTCAGCGACAGCATGACCACGCTGATTGAAGTGGGAACGGCAGGCGGCAAACAGAAAGTGCGCGTCTTCAGCCTGCGCGGCGCACACCTGCTGGGGATGTTCGCCCGTTCGAAGAAAGCGAAGGAGTTTCGCCGCTGGGTGCTGGACATCATCGAACGCCACAACCATGAGCGCGGTATCCTCACCACCCAATACCATCAGGCGCTGCTGGATTACGCCACCGGCAAGGCGACCGCCAGCTTATGCGGCAAGGGGCTGAACCTGTGGAAGCAGGAGAAGCCAGGTATTTGCAACCGCCTTGCTGCCATCGTGCAGAAGATTCAACCCGATATGTTCATCACCGCCCGCTAATGCGGGCTTTTTTATACCCAAACCAAGGAGTAATCCATGACAACGCAAACCATCCAGTACGACAAGCCGTCCTTCCTGCACTGGGAAGGGCACCCGACCAACAGCCGCACCCGCGTCAAGGCCGCAAAACAGGTCAAGGCAGGCGAGGTGCTGGTGCTGACCGACAAAGGATACGAGCCGTTCAAAGGTACGACCCTGCCGACCATCCCAGCGAGTGCAGTACCGGGTGCGGTCGTCGCCTTTGCCCTGGCCGACGCCGACAAGGACGCACAAGTGCCGTGCATCATCCGCAACGCCACCGTCCTCATTGACAAGCTGGTCGGTGTCGCTGCCGATGCCTTTGACGACACCAAGCCGCTGCATCAGCTGGTCGCCCATTGCAACGCCCAAGGCATTGCGCTCAATACGTCCATCGCAACCCAGCGAGGCTTTGCATGAGCGGCATCACCCTAAGCATTGCCCGCCTCTCTGTTGATGAGCGGCGCAAGATGCGTGGTGTCGCCTACGCGGGCGGGGTGCTGTCCTACTACGGCGACAACATCGCCATCGACCTCGACAGCCTTAAATTCGACGGCAAGCAAATCCCGCTCTTGCGCAGCCACGACCGCGACCGCGTTGTCGGTTATGGCCACCTCATGCGCGAGGGCAATGCACTCATCGTCGAGGGCGAGATGCTCAACAACGACCACGCCAGCGAAATCACCAGCGCCGCTGATGAGGGACTGGAGTGGCAGATGAGCGTCCACATTGAGAGCCGTCGCACACTGACCCGTAACGCGGGCGATGTCGTCAACGGACAGGCGATTACCGTCGATGAGGTGACGGTGCTGGCTGACGGCGTCATTCGCGAGGTGTCATTCACGCCGACCGGTGTTGATGCTGATACCAGCGCCCGCATCCTTTCCCTATCCCTTAAATCCAACCAGGAACCTGAAATGAACAAAGAACTGGAACAACAGGTGGCAACGCTGTCCGCCGAGAAAGCGAACCTCGCCGCCGAAAACGAAACCCTGAAGCAGCAACTCGCCGAACAGGCGCGTGCTGCGAAACTGGCGCAACTCTCTGCCCTCGGTGTTGAGGGCGAGCGAGCCACCAAACTCGCCAAAGCTGACGACGACACCTTTGCCGCGCTGGTCGAGCAAATCCAGCTATCGGCGAAACAGAGCGCGGTGATGTCTGCCAGTTATGAGGGCGGAGCAGCGCCGGAAACCCGACCGAACCCGCTGCTGCGAGCCTAAACCCAACACCTCAGCCCCGAACAGGGGCTTTTTTTATACCCAACAAGGAGTAATCCATGACTACACTCGCCATGCTTGGCCTTACCCAAAAAGAGCTGGATGAAGCGGTAAACCAAAAGCCGAACGTCCCGTCTCGTCTGCTCGCCGATCCGATGTGGCGCGACAAGAACCTGACCACGACTGCCGTCATGGTCGAGTTTGTCGGCGGCCGTGTCGCCCTTATCCCGACGCGCGACCGTGCCGACGCGCCGAATCAAAAAGCCTTCGGCAAAGACAGCATTGTCCGCACCTTCCGCGTGCCGCATCTCTCGCTACAAACCACCATCCGCGCCGACCAAATCCAGGACGTGCGCAAGGCGGGAACGGCAGACGCACTGCACTCCAATGCCGAAGTGGTATCGGACGAAATCGCCGAACACCGCGACAGCCACGACGCCACCATCGAACACCTGATGCTCGGCGCGGTCAAAGGCAAAATCGTTGATGCCGACGGCACGACAGTCATTTACGACCTGTTCAGCGAGTTCGGCATTACCGAGCCGGAAACCACCATGCAGTTTGGTGGCACGGGCGACCTCGGCCTCGTCATCGAACAAACCCTGCGCGCGATGAAAAAGGCGCTCAAAGGTGACGTTGCCAGCGGTTGCACCGTGCTGTGCAGCCCGGAATTTTTCGACGCGCTCGTCTCGCACAAATCCACCAAAGAGGCGTGGATGCGCTACCAGGACAACATCCTCGCGCGCGAGAACACCAACGGCAAGTTCGCGTGGAAGGGCATGACCTTTGAAATCTACGACTACAGCATCGGCGCCACCCCGATGATTGAAGCCGGACATGCGCATGCCTACCTGACCGGGATGCGTAACGGCTTCGTGCGCTACAACGCCCCCGGCAACATGATGACCGAGGCGAACAAAATGGCGCGCGCCTTCTACATCGACGTGGAAAACCTCGAACACAAGCGCGGGGTGAGCGTCTACACCGAGGGCAACCCGCTGCCGATGTGCTTGCGCCCGCAGGCCCTGATGCACTTCAAGAGCGCGTGATGTACGCACAACCGCAAGACATCATCGACCGCTTCGGCGCGCGCGAGGTGAAACAGGTGTTGGAAGCCGACCCCGACCCGCAAAACGCCCGCCTGTTGGCGGCGTGTGCGGATGCGGCGGCGCTGGCCGATACCTACATCGCACGCGCGCACCCGTTGCCCCTACCGTCCGCGCCAGCGGCGCTGGTGTCAGCTACGGCGGACATCGCCCGCTACCGGCTGCACGACGACCAAATCAAAGAGGGCGGCGACACCGGGAAAACCACCATCCGCCTGCGCTACGAGGACGCCTTGAAATGGCTGGCCGACGTCGCGGCGGGCAAGGTGCAACTCTATCCGGGGAGCGGCGACAACCGTAAACCGGATAGCCCGTTGCCGCTCACGGGCAACCATCGCATCGCCGTCGTATCCAGCCCGGTCGTCTATGACCAGGCGACGTTGGACAAGATGGACATGGTGCGACGGAGGTAGCGATGCGCTTTGTGGTATCGACGGACGGGCTGGGCGAAGCGCTCGGCACGCTACGGCTATTGGCGACGAAGGGCGAAGACCTGACGCCGATGCTGGACGAGCTGGGGCAGGACGAAGTAGCGCGGGTAGTGCAACGCTTCGAGCAATCCCGTTCGCCGGACGGCACGGCGTGGCAGACTCTAAAGCGTCCACGACCACGCGGCGGCGAGCATCCGTTGCAAGACACCGGCGTACTGATGGGCTCCATCACCGCACAAGCACACGGCAACATCCTGCAAATCGGCACTGCGACCGACTACGCCCACTATCACCAGTTCGGCACACAGCACATCCCGGCGCGCCCGTTTTTGGGCGTCTCGGACGACCTGCTGGCCAGCATCAAGGAGCTCACACATGCCTACTTCAGCATTTGACGTCAATGCCGCCTACGCGCCCATCGCAGCGCGGCTGAAAACGGTGAACGGGGTGCGTGCTGTCTGCGGTGCCAACGACCTCGCCCAAGTCGTCAACGGCAAGACCACGGGGACAGACGGCTACGTTTACCTCATCTTTGACGGCATCGCACCCAAAAGCGACGCGGGCAACGGGCGCCACCAACTCATTACCGTGACCTACAGCATCATCATTGCCTCGCAAAATTACCAGCGCGACGGTATGCCGGACGGCGTGGGCAAGCTGATTGGTGGCGTCATGCAGGCGATGGCGGGCTTTGCCCCGCTGGATGATGACCCGCGCGCGCGGCAAACCTTGCAAATGGTGCCGGGCGAGCGGGCGGTATATGCCTACGGCTTGAGCCTCTACCCGCTCAAATATCAACTCAATCTCAATTTCCAATCCAAGGAGTAACACATGGCAGCACAACTGCGACACGACGGTTTCATTGGCGAAGGTACCCTGTACATCCGTCGCTTAGACCGCACCGACCTCGGACTGATTCCGGTGGGTAACGCCACCGAGCTTTCTGTCTCGACGGAATCGGAAGTAAAAGAGCGCATCTCGAAAATGCGCGAGAACTACGGCGCGGTGCTCAACACCGTCATCCTGCCGAAATCCGGCGAGCTGAAAATCACCCTCGACGACTTCAACGAGGAAAACATGGCGATGGTCTTCCAAGGCGCGCTGAAACGCGAACAAATGACCTCGCAAACCGTCTCTGATGAAATGGTGGATGTTGATTTGGGGCGTTATTTGAAACTCAAACACGGTTATCTCACTGAGACCGACACCACCGTGAAAAAGTCCGACGACACGCCGATTGCCGCCGAGCATTACGAAGTACATCACCGCCTCGGCATGATTAAGCTCAAGGACACAGCAGGCGTGGCAAAAGGCGACAAAATCAAGGTCAGCTACAAGACGGCAAACTGGGAGGCGTGGGTCATCCAGGCGAACACCGACAGCCAAATCAAATGCGAGCTGGTATTGGACGGCCGCAACCGCGTCAATGGTGCGGACGTTAAACTGCACATCCCGAAGGCAACTCTGTCGGCGAGCGGCGCCTTCAACTTCTTCAGCGATGACTTCAACACCATCGAGCTGTCAGGGCGCCCAGAAGTGCCGGAAGGTCAGACCAGCCCGTTCACAGTCACGCTCAAGGCGTAAGGAGGCGACATGAAAATCCGCGCCATCAAACCCTTCACCCACGGCGACCGATCCTTTGCGGTCGGCGATGAGGTGGACGCCTCCCTCGCCGCAGGCAAATGGCTCATCGAACAGGGCGTCGCGGTCGAAGTGACGGCAGAGGCGAAAGAGCCGAAAGAGCGACCAAAGCAGGCGTAACGTCGCTTTGAACAGACGATGAAAAACACAGGCGGCACGGGCGATGCTAGGCGGGAAACATCCCCCCAACACAGGAATGCAATATGCAACCCAAAATACTTAGCATCGCCCTGCTGCTGCTTGTTGGCGCCGTGCAGGCGGAAGAACCCAAAAAACTGCTCAGCACAGACGATGTGGACTGTAGCCGCGTCAAAGGTTATCAGGCGCGGGAACAGTGCTACGCTGAACAGAAAAAACCAGACCCAGCCACAGAAATAAAAGACGCCACCGGAAAACCGCTGGCAGATCGCATGGCGTGGCAGAATAAAGATCAAGCACCGGTGAATAGTATTTTGAAAGGTGATTTGGTTTGCGAACGCTTTAGCCGACGTCCAGCGGATAAAGCAACTATTACCATTAAAGATGCCTCGCAAGAGTTCGAGGGCAGAGCCGTGTATGTCTATCTCAAAGTCATCAACGAAGGCAATGAAACGGAATTGCCGGACGATTATATGAATGAGCGTTTGGTAAATACTTTTGCCGTCAAAATGACAGATGGAAAAATCCATAGACTTGGTGAAGGACAATGGATAGAAAAAGACACGCGCGTGCGTGGCGGCAATCCATATAGGATTAAAATGCACGCAATCAATCCGGGAAATGCTATTGTGACGGATGTGGTTTGTTTAACCAAATGAGGTGCAGGTGTTGAATGAGCACTATTTTTTTAGGATTACGAATTGAAACACCCATATCATCGTACAGAAGTTGATGGGGTAAGTAGTGTTTGCCCTCTTTGATTTCGATCCTGATGCTCCGCAGTTTGTGGCTGATTATGAGACCGCCTGGAAAATTGTCGCCTCACAACTGGAGATGGACAATAACCAACGTGTCAATATTAAAGAAGCCATACGGCAGCGGTTTAATCGGGGCATCAAAGAAATATACCGGGATGTCAAACCGTTTTTTATTGAAAAAGAATGGGGGTGGCGAAACCTGGATGCGTATATTGCGCATTTCAGGACACGCCCGTACATGCCGTATATGCTCGAATGGGCAGCAAGTTATCACGATATTCCGCAAAATCCCGATATGGATACGGCATTATCATGGTTTACCGTGGCGGAATTAAAAGGATTTTGCAAAACGCACGGTTTGTCTGCTACGGGCAAACGGGAAGATATTGAAAATACCATCCGCTCAGAAGGTAGTTTTCTTGCGGCATGGTCTGGCGAAATAGCTCAAAGGCGCAGGGAGAAAGAAGAGAAAAAATCTTTATCCGACAAGAGAAAACGGGCAGAAATCCTGATTCATTACGTTGTTTTTCTTTGTGGCGCACAAGGCAGGATACGGGATATTAAAAAGGCTTTTGCCCGCAATCCAGAAGCCGTAGTTGTCTTCATGGATTGTCATGACGAAGGGGAGCGCGATTTCTACAAAAATATTACTGCAATTGATGAGATGTATTACCCGCCATTTTTCCCCGGCGACCGGGTAATAACGATGATATTTAGAAATCGTGAAAAAGTACCGGCAGGTAGGAGAATATTGCAAACACCGTGGAAATAATTCATTCAAGCCCCTTGCATTCGCGGGGGCTTTTTCGTATAGTGTCTTCACTACTTATACATAGCGGCTCCCGCATCCGACAACATTGCGGTTTTTTTGTGTCCGTGCTCCATCGTTCGTTTCGCATGGTTACAGGATTTCACCCAGTTTATGGCGGGTCTAGAGCGCCGAATACAATACCTTCGGGAAATAAGCGCCGCCGACTATGTACGGTAGTTGAAGCCCGCCGCCCATTTCGCGGCGACCATAAACTGAAATACATAGGTGAAATTATGACGAACACTATTCAAACCGTAGAATTCCACGGACAAACCCTTATCACCATCTCTCACGACGGCAAGCACTATGTCGCCATGCGCCCCATTTGCGAGAATATCGGCTTGAACTGGCGCGGACAAAATGAACGCATTGTCCGCCATGAAGTGCTAAATGCAGTTGCGCGTGTCATGCGCTCAACTGGCAATGATGGCAAAGAATACAGCATGTTGTGCCTGCCGCTGGAATACCTGAACGGATGGCTGTTCGGGGTGGACGTTACCCGCCTGAAGAACCCGGGAGCGCGCACTGCCCTCATCCGCTACCAGCGCGAATGCTTCAAAGTGCTGTACGACTACTGGCACAACGGCAAGGCAGAAAACCCCCGCCGCACCACCCCGGATGAACGTGCCGGACTGCGCCAGGCGGTAACGATGCTCACCACCAAACGCGGGCTGATGCACGATGAAGCCTACCGCCTCATTCACCAGCGTTTCAACGTCTCCCACATTGAAGAAATCCCGGCGGAACAGTTGCCGCAGGCGATTGAGTACATCCACCGTCTGGCGCTGGAAGGTGAACTCTTGCCGCCACCGGAAGACAAGGATGCCGACTATATCCGCAGTCATCAAGTGGCGGCAATCGGCCTGATGCACGTCGGGCGGCTGCGCTTTGAGGAGCAGAAAAAAGCACTCTTGCGCCTGCGCGACCTCACGGCACAGGCGCATGAAAGGCTGAAAGCGACGCTTGCCGAAACCCGCGCTACCCTCGACCTGACCAACGACATTTTGTACGGCAGTGGTGCGATTTGGGACGGACTGCATGAATCCCTGTTCCATTTGATGTTGCCCGACGAAGTGATGGACGAAGGCAGAAGCCGCGCGCAGAAGCACTACAAGCCGCGTATCTTGGCATAACCGAATTTTTAAGCAGCCCCCGACCTCGGGGGCTTTTTAATACCCAAAACAAAACCCCGCGAGGCTGGCACTTCGCGGGGTTTCTTCATATCACACCTTGGAGAAGGGAATGAAAGCAAATGAAGTATAGCAAAACCCGTGTACAGATTCACCCGAAGGAGGGATTGAAAGTGGAAACCTACGCCAGCCCGTTTGTGCGGGCGTGTATTGGAATCTCGTTGGTGCTGGTCGCCCTCGGCATGATGCTGCTGATGGCCGCACCGTTCGTCAAGGCATGGATGTAAGAACATGGCAACAGAACTGAACGTAGCCCTGCAAATCGACGCACGGGCGAACATTGATGCGCTGCAAAAGACTATCGACGAACTCAAGGCGGCAGGCGGCAGCACCGAAGACCTCGAACGCCAGTTGCAGGCGCTTACCGCTGAACTGAACCGGCTGGAGCAGGAGGCGCAGGCAAACGGGCTGGAGTCGGTCAGCGAAGATGCGCAAAAACTGCGTGATCAGCTCAATGCCACCAGCGCCGAGGCGGAGAAGCTGCGCAAAATCACCGAAGCAAAAATCACGCTTGGGCTTGCTGGAGATGAGGAGGTCAAAAAGCGCATTGAGGAGGTCGCTGCTGCCTATCAGCTACTGCAAGAGCAGGGCGATCTGACGCAGGAGGAGCTGACACGGGCGGCGGAACTCTACCGCGAGCAGCTCGCCGACCTTGAGCGGCAGCTGGGCAGCGTTAGCCATGAGCTCTCCGCCCTTGAAGGCGCGCGGGTTACTATCGGCCTCGACGCCGACGACCGGGCGCGCCAAGAAATTGCGCAACTTGACCACGCATTGGAGCAGCTGCGCGAGAGCGGTACGCTTACCGAAGAAGAACTGGCACGTGCGACAGCACTGCATGGCGAGCGAGTCGCTGAACTGCGTGGTGAGCTGGGAGAAGTCGGGAAGACGGCGCAAGACAGCGCCGGACGGCTCGGCGAGATGGTAGCTGGTCTGAAAGACATTGTCGCCGCTGGGGGTGGTTTGGCAGGTGTGGTGCACGAGGCGGTGCAGTTTGAGGCGGCGATGGCCGCAGTCAAAAAAGCGGTGGATGCCACGCCGGAAGCAATGGCGCAGCTCTCCTCGCAGGTCAAGGAGCTGGCGATTGAACTCGGCATGGTGCCGGAGGCCGTCGCTGAAATCACCGCTGCCGGAGGCCGCCTTGGCGTCGCCTTTGAAGATCTGCCAGAATTTACCCGCCTTGCCGGGCAAATGGCGGTGGCGTTTGACATGACGGCAGAAGCAGCGGGCGACAGCGCGGCAAAACTCGCCAACGTCTTTCAAATCCCGCTGGCGGAAGTACGCGCCTTGGGCGATGCCATCAACACCCTCGGCAACAACACAGCTGCTAGAGAGGGCGAAATTGTCGAGGCATTGACCCGCATCGGCGGTAGCGCTCGCCAGTTCGGGCTTGCCACCGAACAAACGGCTGCGCTGACTGCCTCATTCATCGCGCTGGGCAAAAGCCCGGAAACCGCCGCAACCGCCATCAACTCACTACTCAACCGTCTGCAAACCGGTGGGCAGGGGGTGAGCGGCTTCGCCGAAGGCCTCGAAGACCTCGGCCTCTCCGCCAACCGTCTTGCCGACAACATCCGCGCCAACCCGCAGGCGGCGCTGCGCGAATTTTTAGGCAGTCTCGAAAAACTCGACAACCAGCAGCGCGCCATCACGCTCACCAAACTGTTCGGACAGGAGTACGCGGACGACATCTCGCTGATGGTTGGCTCGCTCGCCGAGTACGACCGCCAGCTTGGCCTCGTTGGCGACAAAACCAAAACCGCAGGCGCGATGCAAAACGAGTTTGCGGCGCAAATGGATACCACCGAGAAGAAGCTGGAACAGGCACAAATCGCCATCGGCAATCTCGCCAAAGAACTCGGCTCGCAGTTGTTGCCCGTGGTTGCCACAGGCGCACAGGGTTTTGCCGGAATGGCGGGCGAGGGCCTGAAATTCGCCTCAACGCACCCGCAGATTACCCGCTTTGTTACCTTACTCGCCGCTGCCAAGGCCGCATCCATCGCGTTCTCCGGGGCAATGCGTGTGCTGGGTGTTGAGGGGGTGGCGGCTACTGGCGCACTCACCGCCGGTTACACCCGTGTCACCACCGCGCTTGCCGCCTACCGTGCGCAGGTTGCCGCCGCCAGCGCTGCATCTGCCGGGATGAGTGTAGCGATGCGGGCGCAGGCCATCGCCACAGCGGCAACGACTACTGCTTTACGTGGCGCCGCCGGAGCGCTATCAGCTCTGGTGCGTGCCAACCCGCTTGCCACCATTATCACCGCAGGCGCTGCCGCTTTTGCGCTGATGAGTGGCAAAGTGGATGAGACCACAGCGCGCATCCGTGATATGGAGGCGGCGGTCAAGGACGCCAACCAACAATATCAGGACTTCAAAACGCAGGCACAGGGTGGCGTCCCGTTGGACGTCAGCAAAGCCGAGCAGGCATTGACGTCGGTGTCTGACGCCGTCGAAAAAAGCCGTGCCGCCATGCTGCGCATCCAGCAGGAGGGCGCGGGCGCCTGGGGCGAGATAGGCGAGGCCGTCAAAGACCACTTGCCGTTGATTGACAGCCAGCGCGAGAAACTCGCCAAGGTTACCGCCGAGCTGGAAAAGCAGACAGCGCGTGAAAAAGAGCTGAAAGACGCCATCGCCAAACGCAACGCCGAACTCACCTCGCAAAAGGCCATTGAGGCGCTGGAAACGCAAAACAAGGCTGCGCTGGACGCGGCAAATCACATAGATACGGCGGCGCGCGCGACTCTGAACAGCTTGGCGCAACTGGGGCAAGGCTCGGCAAAACTCACCCGCGAGCAGGTCGAAACAGTCAAAGAATCGCTGAAGAACCTGACTTCACCGGCGGCGTTGACCGAAGCGGAGCGCTACATCCATCAGCTCGAAGACCAGTTCAAAATCACCCGCGAAGAAGCCAAGCAACTGCTGGCGGAAACAGCGCAGCAGGTTAAGGAACTCGGCATCGTCACGACCCAGACTGCGGAGAAACAAAGCCTGTCAGTACGGATGACGCGCGATGAGGTGAAAGCGCTCGCTGATGCTTACAAAGCGCTCGGCGCCGAAGTCCCGCAAACCTACCGGCAGATGACCGAAGGCGAAAAAGAGGTTACTGACGCGCTGAAAAACATCGTTGAACGGACTGAAGTGACCGCCGGACAAATGCAGGGACTGTTGCAAAACGCCTTTGCCAAAGTCGATAGCACGGAGGCGCTGGCGGCGATTGACCGCATCTATCAGGGATGGAAAGCGACGCGCACCCTGACCGAAGCGGAGGCAGACGCGCTGGCGCAGACGATGGTGCGCGGCGTCACCGCCGTCAGTACCGGGCTGAACGCGGCGCTGAAAACCCTTGGCCTTGAGGCCGAACAATACGCGACGGGTATCAGCGACAAGGCGAGCAAAGCCATCGAAGCCTTTGCCGTGGTCGCCAAAGACGCCGGGGGCGACACCGACAAACTGGCACGCGCCTGGGCGGCAATGTCCTCCGCTGCTGGTGGCAGCGCAAACGAAATCCAGGCGGCAGAAGCGGCGCTGCGGCAGAGCGTTGGCGGCGACCAAGCCAAAGTACAGGCCGTCAAGGACATCGCCCAAGCCTACAAAGATACCAGTAACGCCGCCGCAGAGGCAGACAGAGCGTTATCCGCGCTTAACTTGAGTTTTGATGATGTGGCAAGTGGATTGTCCACGGGCGTGAACGAGATGCTCACCAACTGGCATAACGGCATGGCGGAACTGAGCGCTTCGGGGAAATTGACCGCTGAAGCTGTCCGAACCGCCTTTGAAAGCAGCCTATCCAAACTCTCAACCGCAGCCGATTTCCGAGCGCTGTACGAAGAAATGCAGCGCACTGGCACTATCAGTCGCCTCACTGCTGAACAAATGCAAATCCTGCGTGCAGGGATGCAGGGCGGGGCGGAGGCTGCAAACGCGATGCGCGAAGCCATGAAACAGGGAACCGATGCCACCCGTGAGAGCGCGGAAGCATCGAAAGCAGCGGCAGAAGCCAAGGAGCAAGAAGCCGCAGCAGAGCGCAAGGCGGCAGAAGCCAAGAAAGAGGCGGCGACGGCAGAGAAAGATAGTGTCGCTGCGGTTGAAGAAGCCACCGAGAAAAAGAAAAAGGCGATGATGACCATCTACGACGCCAGCAAGCTCAATGCCGAGGCGGTCGGGCTCGTCGATGATGCTATCAATCGCATGGTGACGAGCATGGGGCATATGGACGCCGACGACTACCTGCGCAAGGTGGCGGCGATGTCGCGTGTTGGCCAGCAGTATGTCGCCGACGTGCAGCGCGCTGAGCGGGCGACCGAGTTGCTCAACCAAAAAACCAGCGACGGCACCGTCTCCATGCAGGACATCGCCCGTGCCGCACAGGCCGCGCACTCCAATATCGCGGCGCTGGACAGCACCACCTTGCGCAACCTCAACGCCAGCATCGACGCCGCCAAAAAGAGGCTCGAAGACCTGCAACAGCAGGCACGCGACACCGCCGCCGATCTTGATGCCGAACTGGCGCAGCTCAAGGGCGACGACAGCAAAACCGCGAAGCTGGAGCAGCAGCGCAAGCTGCGCGAGCTGGAGGGCAAGCTGCAAGAGGCGCGGGTACGCGGCAACGCGGAAGAAATCCGCCAGTACGAGCGTGCCCTCGAACTCCAGCGGCAAATCGGCGCCGAGAAGGCGCGGCAGGCGGCGGACAAGAAAGCCGAGGCGGCCGCGCGCGCGCAGGAATCGCGCAGCCGCAGCAACGCCAGCACGCGCAGCAGCACGAGCAGCAGCGCCACCAGTCACGGCGCAGGCGACATCAGCCCGCAGCAGGTGGTGGACGTTTGGGACGGCCGCATTGCCGCCGCCGAGAGACGCGGCGCACAGAATTTTGCCAACGAACTCTACAACGCCGCCAAACGGAGCCCGCGATGACACCTTGGACGCTCACCCGCAAAGACAACAACGCCACCCTCGAACTACCGGCCGACATGCGCTGGCGTGACGAGTTTGACTGGCAAGCGCTGGCGCAGTCGCAGGTGCAATACAGCCTCGGCGGCAGCGCCATCATCCAGCAGGGGACGATGCTCGCCGGACGTCCGGTCACTCTCGGCGGCGAGTGGATCTGGCTGCCACGTGCCACGCTGCTGACCCTCGCCGCC